CCGACGACCGCGGTGACGGCGCTCTCCGGCGAACCCGTGCCGTAGGAGAGCGTGGGCCCGGTGCTGCTGGAGAAGCGAAGAGGGCCCACGAAGACCGAGTCCCGGGTGGAGGCGCTGTAGAGGTTCCAGTTCCCCGCCGGCGCCGACTCCACGCCAAGGGCCAGGTTGACGTTCTGGGTCCCGGAGGTCTGCTCGAGGATAGCGATGCCGTTGGACCTGGTGATGGTCGAGGCAGCGCCCTTGCTCGCGTTGGGGACGCGCACGCCGCTCACCACCGGGTAGGTCACCGCCGCGTTGGCGGTCGCGGCCTGAACGAGCAGGGCGTCGTTGCGCGCAGCGCCGGCGGTCGTGAACGTCACCGCGAATTGGCCGCCGGCCTCCACTCCGCTCACCGCGTTGCCAATGACCGCAAACTGTGCCGTCGTCGACAGAGAGTTGGAGACGCCGAAGGTCCACCGGGTGCCGTCGGTCAGCAGGCCCGGGCCCCATTCAGCGTACTGGCTGGTGTCGTTGGTGTGCGGGAGCGCTGCGTAGTTGTTGAGGAAGTAGGTGCCGAAGACGCTCACCCGGCCGCCCGGGGTGGTGATGAGGATCGGCGTCCCGGTGGCCGAGTTCATCGCGGAGAGCTGGCCGCCGAAGAGGTTGACGGCGTAGGAGTGGTCCAGGGTGATGCCGTTCCTGGTGACCGGGGTCCCCGAGTCCTGGCGACAGAACGGGGTGAGGTTTAGCGCCTGGCTGTCGTGCGCGTAGACGCAGGACCCGGTGTTGCCCTCCGCGCCGCCCACCAGGTTGACCGTCGAGCCGCCCTCGAAATGGTAGCCGTCGCCGGTGTTCGCGTCCGCCGCCGTCGCCGCGAGCGAGCAGTAAGAGCACCACTCTAGGTTGTAGCCGTGGCCGCCCGCGAGCACCGCGTAGGTGGCCGCGAACTCGACGCCCACCGACGAGGCCGGGGTGGTCACGCCGGTGTTGTGCTGGAGGTAGAACCCATCGGAGACCGTCTTGCTCACCACGGTGTCCCGGATGGAGGCGGAAAGACCGGTGTTCAGCGTGATGCCGCGATAGGTCCCCTCAACGTAGACGTTGCGCACGTAGAGGCTCACGGCGTGCGACGGGATGCCATTGTCAACCGCCACCTCGATGCCCGCGCCCGAGGTCGCCGTCACGCTGGCGTCCTGCCAGATAGACAGGTCCTCGAACGCCACTTCATCGGAGGTGTAGCGCCCCGCGTCGGTGTATTGGAACACGCTCCCCGCGCAGAAAGACACGACCTGGGTGGACTCGCGCCCCTCGCCGACAATGCGCGTCCCGCGCTTCAGCACGATGGGGCAGCTCGTCACCTTGTACCGGCCGCGGGGGATGTGGATGGTGCCACCGTTGGCAAAGCCCTTCGGCGAAAGCACTCCCGCGTCACCGACATTCAGTGGGAGCGCAGCCATCGCCTCGACGAATGCAGCATTAGTCAGCGTCGCGCCATCGCCCACCGCACCATGAGAGGTGAGAGTGCCGAGCTCCGCCATCCAGTCCTTGATCGGCCTCGATGTGCTCGTACCGGTGGCCGTGACGAACGTGTCACTTCCCCCCACTGCTCCCACCGCCAGCGCTGCATCTTGAGCAGCATCGCGCACGGCCTGATCTCGAATCGTCTGCTGGGCTATCTGGGTGAGTCGGTCGAGGGCGCGCTCGTGAACCCTGGCAGAGTAGGGGCCAGCGGCGGGCAGCGAGATGGGTTGCGTGAGCGGAACGATCCGGCGGATCGTGAGGGTGTACCCGGCGGCGCACTTCGACCCGGCCGTGAGCGTGACGGTGCCAGATGCGCCACCGGCGCCAGTCACTAGGTATTCCGTCCCCGTGGCGAGCACGGTCTCCGCTCCCGAGGCGACTAGGGTCTTCGCCACCCGGAGGTGGGCGTTCTCCAGGAAAGGGAACCCCACCGGGAAGGCGACCGTGGCCCCGTTGCAGGTGTAGGGCCCGGAGATCGAGGTGGTGGAAGGGACCGCGGCGAAGGCCGGGCCGGCGAGCAGGAGGAGCAGGGGGAGGAGCTTCTTCATGGTGGTCACTCTCCGTAGAGGGCAGATCCGAGCGAGCCCTGGCGCTTCTTGCCGTAGGTGGTCCCGAGGACCTTCTCGCCGAAGGTGTCGCTCGGGTCGCGGTCCTCGTCCAGCCAGTAGCCGAGGGTCGCCTTGGCCTGGCCCACCGGCAGGCCCGCAGCCATGCCGGCCGTCTCGGCAAAGTGAGAGCCGAAGGTGCGGGCCTCGTCTTGCCAGAGATCGTCGTCGAGCCAGGCCTTGGTGGTGCGGTAGCCCGCCGTGGCCGTCTGGGCGACGCCCGTGTAGACGCGGTCGATGGGCGAGAGGGAGACGTCCTTGCGCCCGTCGGCGACGGCTCGAGCGACTGGGCCGGCGAGCGGGATGAACGAGAGCGGGGCGAGGGCGGCGCGCCGCGCCATCCATCGCGCCCAGTCGGCGCCGTCGACCTTGCCGTCCTGGTCGTCGTCCTGGGCGCCCTTCCCCACCGCCAGGTCGGAGACCACCGCGCCGGCCATGACCCAGAAGAAAATCCGGGTGAAGCGGCGCATCGCCCGGCCGTAGGCCTTGTCCCGGACATCGAGCTTGGCGTCGGCCGTGGCGCCCAGGAGGTCGTTGAGCCGCGAGCTCGCCCACCCGTGGAAGAGGGTGAACCACTTGGCGTGGGGGCTCCGCATGATGGCGGGGAGGTCCTTCGTCGCGGCCGCCGTGAGGGAGAGCCGGACCGTCTGGTCGGCCCAGCGCACCGCCTTGGCGTGGTCGCCGGCGGAGCCCGCCAGGTCCCGGACCTTGCCCGCCATCGCCTGGTGGTAGGCGCCGAGCCACACCGCGTTGGCGACCACTCCGTCCGAGGCCTGGAAGGCCCACATGGCGACTTCGCGCGCCCGGTGGATGCCGCCGGTCTTGCCGAGGCTGCGCTCGAGCCCCTCGCGCACGTCGCGGTCCAGGTTGCGCGCCCGGTGCTTCATTTCGGCGCTCTGCTCGTGGATCCAGTCGATGGCCCGGCCGCGCTCCGCCATGACCTGGGAGATCCCCTTCCACATGAAGGTGTGGTCGACCCGGCTCTGGGCGTTCACAACGCCGGTGAGGTTCTGGAGGGCCTGCGCCGCGTTGAAGGCGAAGACGCTTCCGGTGAGGCCGCGGCGGGTCCCGTTGACCATCTGGATCCACATCGACTCGCCGCCGTCGGGGACGACCAGGTCGTTCGCGGTGTCCCGAATCCACTTGTCGAGTAGCGGCAGGACCTCCTCGCCGGCGGTGCGCTGGATGGCCGCCCGGAAGTGGGAATCCGTGACGATCTCGTAGGCCGAGATCAGGGACTCCCGCATCGCCACGTCCTTCGTCGCGTGGTTGAGGTGGCGGTACAGGCCGATGAGGGAGAGCTCGACCGGCCGGGCGAACTCCTCGACGCGGGCGTTGAGGTGGCCGTGCGGGGTGATGCCGCGCTCGGCGCCCGGCTGGTAGAGCTGGAAGGAGCCGAGGTCGGACTTCTCTCCCTGGGCCGCGCCGGCGTGCGAGAAGCGCCGGTCGTACACCATGGGGTAGTAGAAGCCGGGGCTCTTGTGGATCTGGCCGTCGGCCGTCTGGACCTCGAAGGCCTGGAGCTTCACCTTCTTCGGTGCGAGCCCGGTCATCTTCTTCTCGAGCTGCTCCATTTCCGGCCAGAGGCTCTCGAGCTGCGCGCCGATCCGGTCGACGAGCTCCCAGTCCTTCTTCGTGAGGTGGCGCAGGAACTCCTGGGCGGTGGCCTCGCCGTCCCAGGCCTGGAGGCCGAACTTCTCTAGGCCGCCGTACTGCCAGCCCTTCACGATCTTGGACCGGTTGCTGTCGTTGCCCCAGTTGAGGGCCACGGCGAGCGCGGCCTCCATGGTGTAGGGCTGCCCCTTCACCGTGAAGCGGAGGTGCCGCCAGCGGAGCTTGTCCTCCATCGGCATCTTCTCGAGCTCCGCGAGGACCGGCTTCGCCACCTTCTCGGCGAGCTCGCTCCAGCGGTGGGTCGCGTCGTTCACCGGGTTCCAGAGGTACCTGGTGAAGGGCCCCTCAAGGTCCCCGCCGTCCGCCTCACGGAAGAACTCCTCGGGCCGGATCACGCCGGCCTTGAGGCGCGCCACCGCGCGGAGCGCCCTCTTCTTGAAGGAGAGGGTATTCCGGTCGACGACGACCCCGTTGTCGCCGAAGGTCTCGAAGAGCCGCTGGGAGAGCTCGCCGAGGATGGCCTTGCGCTCGCGCCGCCCCTTCGATGTGAGGAGGGTGTCCTTCACGTGGGCCAGGTGGGCGATCGACTCGACCGTCTCCCGGATCTCCGAGAGCTCCTCGCCGGAGGCCTCCTTCCAGTGGCGGGTCCGCTTGAGGTTCTCGATCACCCGGTCCGGGACGAAGGGGTCGCGGTTGAGCGCCTTCTGCTGCTCGAGCCAGGCGACCATCGACTCGGCTACCTTCGGGTCCCCACCGGCAGCGGCGTTGATCTCCCGGCGCCGGGCGACCTCCGCCATGCTCCTCGAGCTGCGGAGCTCGAGCGAGCCCAGGAGGTCGTCGACGCGCTGGAGGTAGTCGGCGCCAGCGAGGCCGAGCTTGGCCCGCTCCCGGTCGCCGAGGAACTTCTGGAGGTAGCCGACGTCCTTCCCGGCCTGCTCCCGGACGTCCCGGGCGGCCCGCCAGAGGTAGTGGTTGAAGAGCTGGAGCTCGTGGGCGTCGAAGGCCTCGCCGGCGAGCTGCCGCCGGGTGCCCTCGTCCTTCGCCTTGGCCGCCTTGGCGAGCAGGTTGATCGCGTCGAGCGCGCTCTTGCGCTCGGCGGAGAGGGCACGCGCCACCGAGACCTCGGCGAGGGGCTTCTCGCCCATGAACTCGCGGGCCCGCCGCTCGAGCGCCTTGGTGTCGACGGCGCGGAAGCGGGCCTCGAGGTCCGGATTGAGCCGGCGAGCCAGGATCCGCATGCCGGTGACGACGGCCCGGGCCTGGGCCTCGGTGTGCGTGGCGTCGAGCGCGGCCTCGCCGAGCGCCTGTGGGTTCTCGAGCAGGGCGGGGCCGTAGAGCTCCTGGAGCTTCTCCTGGACCCGGGTACGGATCACCTCGCCGCGGCTGGGGAGCTTGGCGAGGTCGCGCACGAGCTCGTCCCCGGTCTGGAAGCCGAAGTGCTCGGCGACCAGGTCGATCGGTGCGGCCTTCTCCGGGGAGGAGGTGGTCAGGCCGCGCAGGTTCTCCCGGACGAACTCCGCGCCGTAGCGCGCGACCGCCTCGGCGCGGTCGAGCATGCGCGGCTCGCCGGCGTCGGTAACGAGCTCGGGGGGCACGGTGCGCCCCTCGGGCATGCGGCCCTCCTTGAGGAAGCGGACGGCCTGGTAGTCCGGCTGGGCGTCGAGCTCCTTCGCCACGTCCTCGGTGAGGCGCTCCCGCTCGCCCGACATGAACTGGCGGCGCTCCCGGAGGTCGTCGGCGAGGAGGACGCGCTGGAGGTGCTCCTCGGCCTGGCGGCGGGCCTCGGTCAGGGCGGCGCGGATCTCGGCCGCGTCCTGCTCCGGCATGGCGCGCACGGCCTCCTCGATCTTGGCGGCGTCGGCGTCGGCCTCCCGGAGCGCCTCGTCGCCGCCCAGGAGCCGGTCGAACATGCGCCGGACGTCGTCCGAGAGCTTGAGCTCGGAGCCGAACTGCTGGCGGTAGGTCTCCTGGATCCCCTGGAGGCCCCGGTAGAGCTTCACCATCCAGCCCTTGAACTTGGCGAAGGTGCGGCCGAGCTCCGCCGTGGGAGCCTTGCCCTCCGCCAGGTAGAGCTCGAAAGCGTGGGAGAACCGCTCCTCCTTGGCGTCGACGGCCTTGAGCCGCTCGAGCTCCTCGAGCGTGAGGACCGGCCCCTTGCCGGCGGCCGCCCGGGCGTCCCGGGTCCTGAGGTCCTGGGCGTCGACGAGCGCGCGCTGGCGCTCCCCGTGGTCGGCGTAGCCCATGGTCTCGAGGGCGGTCCGGTAGAGCTCCCGGTTGATCTCGGAGGCCTCGGGCCGGCTGGCGAGCTGGCCGAGCACCAGGCTCATCCAGTGGCCGACCTCGTGCGCCGCGGTCGACTCGTCGGCGCCCTCGAGGAGGGTCACGTCGAAGGCGGAGACGTCCCCCTTGGGGTCGACCTGGAAGCGGATCTCGCCGCGCTTGCCCTGGAAGAGGAGGGCATGCTTCTCGGCCGCGGCGGCGATGGCCTGCGCCCGCGCCGCGCCGCGCTTCTGCTCGAGGTCGGACACCTTGACGCCGCCCTCCGGCCCGCGGTCGTCGAAGACCTCGACCTGGAGGCCGTGCTTCTCGAGGGTGGGCCGGACCCGGGCCTCGACGCTCTGGGGGACCACCGCGACCTGGAACTCCTGGAGGCGGACGGCGCGCGGAGGCTTGGCCTCGAAGTATTCGGTCGGGGTGGTCCGGAGCTGCTCGGCGAAGACCTCGATCCGCTTCACCAGGTCGGCCGGCATGTCCTTCAAGCCGGAGAGTTCGAGCTCCCGGGCCAGGCTGACGCCCTTCTTGTACGAGTGGGCGATGGCGACGGCGAGGTTGTCGAGCGTGCCGAAGCCCATGCCCTTCTCGTGGTACGGCGAGACCGCCTTGACGATCTCGTCCCACTGGCGCTCGAGCGTGCCCTTGACCCGGGCCATTTCCTCGGGCGGGACGAGCCGGGCCCGGTCGGACTGGATCTCCTCGAGGGAGCGGAACTTCCGGGCGCCGTGAGCGCGTACCCAGCCGAGCCCGCCGGGCGTGTCGCTCTCCCCGCCCTGGAGGCCTCGGGCCTTCATTTCCCGGACGAGGTTGTCGAGCGTGGCCGGCCGCTTCTTGCCGTCGCTGTAGCGCTCGAAGTGGCGGTCACCGGAGAGCGCCGTGGTGACGCGCTCGCGCGCCCATGCGTCGAAGACGTCGGTGAGGCCCGCGCTCTGGATGGCGTCGCTGGTCCGCTGCTCCATCGCGTCGCGGTCGACCTCGCGCGTGTCGACCCGCCGAGCGTCGTCGAGGAACCGGTCGATCTTGTTGGCGGAGAGCTCGCCCTTGGGCCCCAGGTAGGCGAAGAGTAGCTCCTTCTGGAGCTTGTCCAGCCGGGCGGCGTTCTTGCCCTGCGCCTTCTGCTCGGCGAAGTGGGCCCGGATGGCGTCGCCCACCGCCGTCGAGAGCTCCCGGTCGAATGCCTCGGAGCGGTACTCCACGTTGCTCTTCGGGTCGGTGACCTCCGGGTGCGCCTTGAAGAAGGCCCGGACCGCGTCGGCCTTCGACCACTGGCTCTCGTTGAGCGTGCGCTCCTTCGTCGGGGCCTCCGGGGCGATCCCCTTCTCCTTGGCGAAAGCGAGCTCGAGCAGCGGGCGGAGCTGGCCGCCCTCCCAGGCCTTCGGGCCCTTCCTCGCGAGCTCGGCGTTGAGGTCGCCGGCGTAGCCCGCCGTCTCTCGCTCGAGCGGGCCGAGGAGGTTGCGGAGCTTGTTGACGCCCGTCGTCTTGAGGCCGTGGAAGGTGGTGGGGTGGCGGGGGGAGTAGACGTCGGCGTCGAAGATCGGGACCTTCGCCTTGGGGTCCACGAGCTGGCGCGGGGCGAGCAGAGTGATCTCGCCGAAGGCGGAGAGCGGGGACTCCTTCGGGGCGACGGCGATGGAGGGGACCACCAGGCCGCCGAGCTCGTCGGCGTGGAGCAGGTTGTCGGCCGTGAGGTTGTGCTGGACCACCAGGTTGCGGATCACGGCCTCCTCGGGCCGCTCCGGCTGGAAGAGGACGCCCTCGACCTCCCGGTCCCGGAAGAGCGCGGCGCGGGCCTGCTCGGCCGTCGGGTTCGGGGCGAACATGGTCGCCTGGCGTGGGTCGAAGGCGGCCTCGTGCGCCCAGGCGCGGAAGCGCTCCTGGAGCTCCTTGGGCTTCCCGGTCTCGAAGAGCCGGGCCAGCGCGGCCACCGCCGGCGGGACGTCGGCGCCACCGAAGAGCGAGCCCTGGGAGAGGATCTGGTCGACCCGGAGCTCCCGGCGGCGGGCGTCGTTGAGCAGGTCGATCGCGGCCTGGACGTTGGGGACCTCGTCGAGGCCGGGGTTGACGCCCTGGACACGCACCAGGGCCGGCGCGATCCGCTCGAGCTTCTGGAGCATGGCCGGTTGGGTGGCCGCCATGCGGTCGCCGGAGCCGAGGACCCTGCCGAGGAACATGCCCTCAATCCGGTCCTTCGCCTCGTCGGTGAGGGCGTCGCCGGCGAACCACTGGGCCCGGTTCTGCTGGTTGATCACCCCGTCCCGCTGGAGGAGCTTGACCACCTCGGCCGGGCGGTCCCGCATGACGTCGCGCAGGCTGGCGTCGCCGGCGGCGCCGAGCAGCTCGCCGATCCCCTGGACCGTCTCGTGGGAGAGGTTTTTCGCCTCCGCCACCGCGCGGGCCCGGGGGGAGAGGACCTGGGTCATGCCCTCGTTGGTGCGGCGGACCGCCGCGACGAGCTCCTCCTTGGGGGCGTCGCTCTTGAGCCCCTCGAGGACGCGCACCAGGATCGGGGCGCGCATGCCTTCGACCTGGGCCTTGTCGAGGCCGAAGGCGCCCGCCTTCTCGAGCAGGGCCGCCCGGTAGGCGCCGGCCGTCTTGGGTTCGCGCATGGCGCGCGCCAGCATCATCGCCCGGCCGTTCCCGCCCATGACGAGGGCCTTCTCGCCGGAGGTGACGAGCGGCGGGCCGTCGACGGCGGAGGGCGTGTCGGAGAGGACGAGGGCCGGGTTGAGCCGCTGGGCGCCCTGGACGACCTTGACCTGCTCCTCCTGCTGGCGGTGGTACTCCCGCTCCTGCACCCCTTCCGGGTAGCGCGGGTCCGGCTGGAAGGAGTCCGGCAGGTGGGAGGGGATGAGCTCGGAGGCCTCCAGGACCGCGTACCGGGCCCGCTCGCCCTGGGGGTGCTGCGGCGTCACCACCGCGGTCTGGGCGCCCAGGGCGCGGCCGCCGTGCGGCGGGGCGGCCGGCTCCGCGTCGCCCGCCCGCCGCACGAACGACTCGCCGTGGCCCACCGCTCCACCCTTGCGGCTGTCGCCATACTTGGCCTTGGCGGCCGCCTTGGCGTTGACGAGCTGCGCCAGCGCGGCCTCCTTCGAGGTGCCGACGCCGGCGTAGGTCGAGAGCTGGTCGCCCGGCGCCAGGGTGCCCTCCGGACCGGCGAGGCGGGCCTGGAGGTCACGCAGGAAGGCGTCCGCGGCCTCCTGGGTGGGGAAGTGGGCGTAGAACTCGTCCCCCGTGCTCATGCGGTGGGCCTTGCCGCCCTGGGCCCGGGAGGAGGCGGCGAAAGCGTTGCCGTAGGCGATCAGGGCCTTGTCGCCGTAGGCCTGGCCGAGCTCCGGCTTGGCGTTGCGGGCGCCCAGGCCGGGCATGTCGGAGACGACGTGGACGCCCCCCTTCGCCCCCTCGCTCTTGAGGAAGGCCTCGTGCGCCTTCTGGTTGCCGAGGGCGGGGACCAGGCCGTCGGTGAAGCCGGCCCGGCCCAGGGCGGCGACGGCCTCCTTGGCCCGGGCGCTCATGGCGGCGAGCGCCGCGGTGTCGCCGCGGAAGGAGTCCCAGATCGCCGCGCGGACGGCGTCGGGGAGGTCGCCGAAGCCCTCGAGGGCGGCGTGCTCCGCCGGCGCCGGCGCGGGAGCGGCCGGGGCCGCCTCCGTGGTCAGGACCCGGCCCTCGGCCGGCCCGCGGGGCGCCAGGGCGAGCTCCGCCTGGCCGCTGGGCTCCTTGGCAGCCCGGGCGGGCGGCTGGCGCGGCGCCGCGTCGGGGGCGAGGGCCAGCGCGGTGGTGCCCTTCTCCGGGCCCTGGAAGCGGAGCGGCCAGCGCTGGAGGACCTCGGCCGGGGTCATGCCCTCGGTCCGGGAGAGGTGTTCGAGGGCGGCCCGGAAGAGCTTGGCCGTGGCCTGGGCGTCCTCGACGGTCCGGCGGCCGGAGAGGAGCTCGAGGAACTTGGCGTGCTCGAAGCCGTCGAGCTGCTCGAGCGGCCCGTCCGCGTTGCCGGTGACCCCGCCGAGCGCCTGCTGGAGCTTCTCCTGCTGCTTCTCCCACTCGATCTGCTGGCGGGGGGTGCGCGCCTCGCCGGAGAGCTTGACGTCCCCCTTGAGGGCCAGGAGGTGGTCGGTCTTGCCGAGCCGGGCGGTCCACTTCTCGATCGGGAAGGAGAGGTCCGGCAGGAGGCCGGCCTTCACGTGGTCGTACATGGCCCCGCCGTCGTCGGCGAGGTCGGCGGCCATCTTGCGGGGGTCGACCTTCTGCTTCTGCCAGTAGCCGTCCCAGGCCACCGGGTCCGCGAGGACGCGCGGGGCGCCCTGGGAGAGCGCCATCTTGCCGAAGAGCTCCTCGGCCTGCTCGGGCGACCGGGTGAGGAGCTCGCTCTCCTTTGCGTGCTCGGCGATCGCCTCGAGCTGGAGCCGCTCGTGCTCGGTGGCGACCTGGCGGCCGCGCTCGTGGAGGAACTGCCGACCCGGGCCCCATGCGGCGAGCAGGGCCATGTCCTGGATGCCCGCCACGAAGCCGTGGGCGGTGGCGTCCCACACCGGCTGCCAGGAGGCCTCCTGGCCGTGGGTGCCCTTGGCGATCTCGCCGACGGCCGCCTGGCCGGCCCCGTTGACGGCCATGTAGGCCCCGCCGATGGCGACGTGCTCGCCGTACTGGCGGAGCGCCGTGAGGGCGGCCCGGGCGGTGGTCTGCTCCACCAGCGCCTTCTCGACGCTCTGCGCGCCCGCGCGCTCGAGGATCGTCTTGACGATGGGGAAGCGCTTGACGAGCGGCCCGGCCAGGCCGGAGGTGATGCCGGCCAGGGCGAGGGAGCCGGAGACAGCGAAGGAGCGGGCCTCCGCCTCGGTGAGGAGCGGCGTCTTGCCGTCCCCCTTCTTGAGGCCGGCCAGGGAGCGGTACATCGGGCCGACGTTCTCGAGGAAGTCGAAGGCCGCGCCGCCGGCGTACTGGCCGATCCCGACGCCGGTGATGCCGCCGGCCACGCCACCCGCGACGTTGCCGACCACCGGGACGGCCGTGCCCGCCGCCGCGCCGGCGCCGCCGGTGGTGAGGCCGGCCGCGGTCCCGCCGATGAGGCGGAAGAGGGCAGACCCCACCAGGTAGGGGATCATCTTCGGTGCGCCCACGATGGCGCGCGAAAGCGGGTTCTTGGCGCCGTAGTCGCGCCCCTGCTGCTGCTTCTCGAGGGCGTCGAGCTCCTTGAGGTCCTCCGGGGTGGCCTCCCCGAGGAACTGCTTGAGGGCGAGCCGGGGGATGGTGATCGAGTCGGTCCAGCCGCCGGCCGCGGCGCGCGCCCAGGCCGGGGCGACGTCGAGGACGAGCTCCGGCCGGCCGCCGCCACCCATCGGCACCCAGGGGCGATTGACTTCCTTCCAGCGGCCGAAGAGCCACTCCCATGTGGAGGCGTCGGCGAGCTCGTCCTTGACGTAGGCGGCCCGGCCCGGGTCGCTCATGTAGGAGCGGAGGACCGGGCTGTCGCGCATCGCCCGCTCGAGCTCCTCCTGCTTGAGCTCGGCCTGGAGGGCCTCGAGGTTGTCGGCGATGAACTGCGGCGCCAGGTCGGGCCGGACGGCGGCGATGGTCCGGATCGCGAGCCCCTTCTCGGCCGGCAGGTTCTCCTGGGTGGTGCGCCAGGCCTGGAACTTGGCGTCCAGGTCGGTCTCCTGGGACGCGGCGCGCCGCTCCTCGGCGACCATGTCCGCGACGGACTGGGGGGCGGGCGGAGGCACGGCGCCCGGGGGCGGCCTGGTGTAGGCCAGGGTCTCGCCGGGCAGCATCGCGCGGGCCGGCGGCGGCTCGGTGACGCCCAGGTCCATCCCGTCGCCGGTCGGGGCCGGCGCGGGCGGCGCCAGCGGCGCGCCGGGGGGCGGCGGGGCGACGACGGGGGCCGGCGGCGCGCCGGCGGGCGCGGGCGGGGCGCCATCGGGCGCGGCAGGCTCGCGGGCGGCCTTGCGCTCGTTGGCGATGATCTCGGCGAGGGTCAGGGGCACTTGGGCCTCAGGGGGCGAGCGTGCCGACGCGGAAGCGGGAGAGGCTCTCGAGCTCGGCCTGCTTCCGGTCGTAGGGCTTCATCGTCTCGGGGCGGAGGGGGTTGAGCCCCTGGGTCTTCTCCCAGAGGTATCGGACGTTGTCCTCGGTGACGGGGAAGGAGGCCGCGGGGTCCGCCTGGAGCTCCTTGACGGCCTCCTTGCGGAAGGCGTCCGGGATCTCCTCGACGAAGGGCTTGTCCGCCAGGTCGGGGTCGGTGCGGGCGATGGCCGCGGGGACGTCGCTCCGGTCGCCGAACCAGGAGCCGCCGCCGGTGACGGTGCCCTTGCGGAACCTCTTGTTGACCTCTTCGGTCCACCTCTTCGGGTCGATGGTGCGGCCGGCCTTCTTCTCGGCCGCCTGGAACTCGAGGAGGTCGCGGACCACCTGCGCGTGCGCCGCGGCGCGCTTCGGCTCCCAGGTCGCCGGGGCGCCCTTATTGGGGAAGGCGCCGGCGCCGCGGCCCACCTCGACGATCTCGGCCATGACCGAGGTGGGCAGGGACTCGTCCGGCCGGACCGCCTGGCCCTTGGTCTGGAGGAAGTGGCCGAGCAGCGCCCGGCGGTCGCGCGGCGCCACCTGCGATAGGTAGCGCTCCTCGAAGGCGGCGCCGTCCAGGCCGACGAACTCGTTGGGCGCATCGACGAGCCGGGTGGCGATGGTCGAGAAGGCGCGCTCCTGCGCCGCGGTGGCTGGGAGGCCCTGCGCCTCTCGAGCGTCGGCGTCCGACCAGTCGAGCAGGTGCTTCCAGGTGTCGGGGGCGTTGTTGATGAGCCAGCTCGAGGTCTTCCCGTCGATGGCGGCGAGGCCCTTCCGGCCGCGCTGGTCCGGCCCGCCCAGGTACGCGGTCTTGGCCGAGTCCCAGTGGTCCTTGATCGTGGCGTTCCACCCCTCGCGCTCCGACTGGAGCAGCCCCTCGAGGTTGGAGACGGCCTCCCGCCGGTAGGCCTTGGGCGCGCCTCGGATGAGCGCCCGGGCGTTCTGCTCGTTGACCTTGCCGGTCTTGGGGTCGCGGGAGGCGTCGACGGCCTGCTGGGCGCGGTCGAAGGCGTCGACCTGGGCCTGGACGTGGCCGATCCGCTCGACGTACTTGTCCGCCTCGGTGCCCAGGACCTCGCCGGCGGTGGGGCCGCCGGGGACCATGGGCTTCGAGAGGTAGCCCTGGGCGGCCTCGCCCTCCTTGGCGGCGAGGAGCCGCTCCACCACCGTCTTCGCCACGTCCTTGCGCCAGAGGCCGAGGAAGACGGCGGCCGGCGTGCCCTCCTTGGGCGGGTACGTGTCGGCGCCCTCGAGGCCCCGGCGCCGGGCCTCCTGCATGAAGAGCGGCTCCATGTTCTGGCGCTCGCGGTCGATGACGCCCGGCTGGTCGTAGCCGTTGGCGATCGCGTCGAGCGCGGCCGCGCGCCGGCCCTCGAAGGCCTGCCCCTCGACGATCTGGCGCTGCTGGCCCACGTGGGTCTCCACGTGGCGCTGGGCCTGGACCAGGGTGCCGTCGGTCCGGCGCCGGAAGGCGGCCCGCTGGCCCTCGTCGGTGAGCCCGTCGGCGATCTGCTGCTGGTCCTTCTGGAGCTGCTCGAGCGTCGAGGCGGACTGCTCGAGGGCGCCGTGCCCCTGCTGGAAGAGGAAGCCGGGCGCGTCCTTCGTGCCGTAGAGCCGCCCGGTGACCCGCTTCTGGAGCTCCGTCTCGGCGTCCTCGACGACCGCGACGTCCGCGTTGCGCTTCGCCTCGAGGGCGTGCTTGCCCAGGAGCAGCGCCGCGCCGGCGGCCGCGCCGGAGAGCTCCTCGCCGAAGGCGCCCCTCGGGTTGAGGTTGAACTGCGGGGTCGGCCCCTGCTGGGGGAGAACGGTCGGGAGGGTCTGGAGGTCGAGCTTCGGCATGGAGCCTCAGGTCAGACGAGCGTGCCGCCGGTGGTGCCGCCGCCGCCGCGCGGGCCGAGCTGGGCCATCTTGTAGGAGGCCCCCATGCTGGCGGCCTGGGCGGCCGTCCCGAGGAGCGTCGAGGCGGCGCCGTACCTCGAGGAGGTGAGCGCAAGCTCCCCCTGGGCCCGGCTGTTCATGGCGCCGACCTTGTAGCCCCAGGCCTCGCGGGCGGCGTTGTTCTTCACCGTCTCGACGTCGAGCTCGCTCATCATCCGGGCGTCGGCGATGGCCTCGAGGCCGCCGCCGCTCTCGAGCGCGATCCCGGTGGTGCCGAGCTGTGCCCGAGCCTGGCCGATCTCCTGGCCCGCCTTCATGCGCCGGATGCCGGCCTCCGCGGCGCCGCGCTGGAGCGCCAGCGCGCCCGACTGCTCGGCGATCTTGGCGTTCTCGTTCGCCACCGCCTTCTGGTAGTTGCCCGCCTGCACCTGGCCGTAGGTGGAGACGCCGGCGGCCGCGACGGAGGCCCCGATGGCGATCATGGTGAGGGTGGCTGGTTCACACATGGGCAGGCCTCCGGAGGACGATGCGGTGGAAGGGCAGGCGGGCGCGCCCGAACGGCGCCGCCGGCTCGATGGTGAAGCCGAGCCGGCCGGCCCAGCGGAGCGCCTGGGCGTAGCGGGCGTCGACGTACTGCTCGAGCTGCTCGTGCTCCTCGAGCCAGGTGGCGAGCACGGCCTTCGAGGCCCGCCAGAAGAGGAGCGGGGTCCGCTCGACGTGGTCCCCGGTGAGGAGCCAGGGGTGGGCGGTGGGCGACAGGAGGGTCTGCTTCCCCACCCCGAAAAGCGCCGCGACCTCGCCGTCGATGAGGCCGGCCCAGGCCGCGCCGTGGAGCCGGGACCACCGCAGCGCGGCGAGCAGGCCCGGGAGCGGACGGTAGCCGCCGCTCGCCAGGATCTCGGCCGCGTCGCCCTCGCGCATGCTCGGGGCGAGCCGCTCGGCGTGCTCGCGGGTGGCGAGCTCGAAGGTGACGCGCTCACGCTCCACCGACGTCCGCCTCTCTCGTGACCGCGAGGACCGTGCAGGGCAGGGGGTCGACCTGGCGCAGCGCCGCCCGGCCCTTCTTGTTCCAGGTGGAGAACTGGACGACCTCGGCCATGCCGGAGAAGAGGCCGAGCGGGTCGTAGCCGTCCTCGACGGTGCGCTGCTCCCACTCGACCCAGTCCTCCTCGGGGGCGTCGAAGCGCTCCGCCACCTGGAGGCCGCGGCTCGCCTCGAGCTCGAAGGCCACCCGTCCCACGTTCTTGACCTGGTTCCGCACGTTGGCGTTCTGGAGCGCCAGGTCGAGGAGCTCGAGGTCGGAGACGTAGGGCAGGCCCACGTGGACGACGTCGTAGCCGGCGCCGTCGGGGTCGGGAACCACGACCTGGCCGCCGGTGACGACCAGTGGCTCGCCTGCCGGGTCCTCCCGGTACACGGTCGCGTCCGCGAGGGCGACGACCGAGAGGCCCTCGAGGTGGCCGAGCCCGGTCACCACCACCCCAGCGAGGCCCTCGTTATAGGCGAGGCCGCGCGCCGTCACGGCGCCGTCGAGGAAGATCCCCTCCGCGGCGGCTCCGGGCACCGGCTCGCCGTCGGTGTCGACCTCGATCACGCGGGAGGCCATGCGCTCCACGTAGCGGTGCCAGGTGCCGTCCCCCTTCTGCCGCTTGACGAGCAGGTAGACGACGTCCTCGGTGCCCTCGGGGATCACGCAAACGTCCTCGACGAGGCCCTGGGTCTCGTGCCACGCCCAGGCCCAGACCTCCTGGTCGCGGACGTAGGTGAGGGAGAGCAGCTTCCCGTCGCTGCGGACCGCCCACACCACCGACCAGGGGTCCTCCTGGTAGGCCCAGGCCACGATCCCCTTCTTCGTGACGAGGTGGCGCGCCAGGATCGAGAGGTCGGAGCCGATGAAGCCCTCGCGCCCGCCGTCGTAGACGAGGTCTCGCACCCCGGTCCCCTTGGTCCTCACGTAGAGCAGGACGTCGGGCGGGACCACCAGCGGGTCGAGCCAGCTCGCGCCGGCCTCGCCCTGGATCTTCGCCTCCGCCTGGCCCGGCCCGAGCGCCACACCCTGGGGCGGCCGGACCGACCAGATCGAGCTCTGGGTCCCGATCACCAGCGCCCCGAGGCCGATGGCCCAGCGGATCTCCTCGCGCTTCCGCCCCACGAGCTCGGGCTCGAAGGCGTCGTCGGCGACGGAGGGGGAGTGGCGGTCGAAGTTGAAGTAGTCGCCCACGCGCGAGAGGAAGACGGTGGACGGCCGCTGGGCCGTGCCAGCAAAGACCCGTCGCTCGGCGTTGTAGGTGACGACCGCGGGCTGCTCCGTGCGAACGAGATCGTCGTTGGCGTCGAAGACCTTGAACGGGTTGCGCCCCTGAGGCGGCGAGAGGGTGAGGTCGGGGACGTCGCCGGTGTCGAGGAAGGTCGACCCGGAGAACTCGCCTACGTAGCCGTGGAAGGTGCCGCGCCCACGGAAGACCCTGCGCGCCACAAGCCTGGCGCCGGGGACGGTGGTGGCCCAGTTGCCATACACCCAGAGCGTAACGATCTTGTCCGGGTAGACGACCACGGTGGAGGGCAGCGGGATCGAGTGCAGGACGACCGGGTCGGGGAGCACGACGCCGACGTTGGTCCACCACGGATAGGTGGCCGCGGGCGGCTCGCCCGCCATGACGACCTCCGGTTGATGATTGAGGTTGGCGGCCTGGGTGCTCTTCCAGAGCTCTCCGCCATAGAGCACCACCGCGTCCAGCGGGTAGCTGAAGGTCGCCTCCCAGAGGTCGCCGTCCTGGACCGCGATGCCGTTGACCTTGAGCGGCGCGGTCTCCCACTGGAGGCCGTTGTCGTCCTGCCAAATCTCGGTGATCAGCCAGTCCCACTGCTTGGCGAGGTGGGTGGCGTCGGCCTCGTAGATGCTCGAGGGGCTCACGTACACCGCGCCATTCGCGGTCGGCACATCGAACGACTCCGCCGTCAGGGTCCAGCTTGCGTGTCCGAGGCGCCGCAGCTCGAGCGGGTCGTAGCCCTTGCAGGTGAGCGTGATCACGTCCCCCTGCTGAGCGTACTTGAGGAATGGCAGGTCGGCCGCAAGGTAGGGCGTCGCCACCTCGAGCGTCTCGAACGGCACACCAAGTTGCGACCACGGGAGGTGTAGGACCCGGACCGAAATGCCGTGGAGGTAGACGTAGGTCTCGTACGTGGTGCCGGGCTCGTAGGACGGGACGCCCATCGCTTCGGCGGCAACCCACACGTGCCCCGCGAATGTCACCCGAGCGCCGGCCGCGTAGCCGGAGCCGGCGTCCCAGGCCGGCTCGTCTGGGGTCGCGATCGTCGCTCCGCCCACGTGGAAGCGCACGTAGCCCTGGCCGAACTCGAGCACGTAGGCCTGGCCCAGGTCCTCGGAGAAGATGAAGGGGATGAGGCGCGCGCCGCGGTCCACGGCGGCGGCCGAGTCCTTCGCTTCGAGCACGTGGGTCGTGCCGGCTCGATTGAGCGCGGCGCCCTCGGGGGCGAGGAAGAAGTTGTGACAGCGGCGGAGGCCCGCGAAGAACTTGGCGAGCCGGGTGGCGCCCCAGAGCCGCGGGGCGAGCTCGCCGGCGGCGAAGGAGTCCTGGCGGAACGGCTGGAGCGCCATCACTTCACCCCGAAGCGGAAGCGGGGGTCAATGCCGCCGAGCTCCTGGAAGCCCTCGAGGAAGTCCGGCGGGCCCGGCTGGTCCTTCTGGCTCTGCCGCGCGGAGTGGACCTGGGCCCGGCCGATGGCGGAGAGGAAGCGGCGCTCCGCCGCCGCGGCGAGGTCGGCCTTCTTGGTGAGGTGGGTGGCGAAGTCGATGGCGAGGCGCTCGCCGAGCGCGGCCGTGAAGAGGGCGGAGAAGCGCCCCGGGTTGGTGACGTTGGCCGTGTAGATGAGCTCCGCGGCCTCGAGGTCGCAGAGGAGCACGGTGGCCGTGGGCTCCTGAGAGAGAGGGTCGTCCTCGACCGGCACGGCCGGCGCGTCGCCCGCCTCGAGCTGGAAGGGGATGGAGTCCTCGGGCCGTGGGTTGCGCATGCCGGGCAGGACCACCTGCTGGGCGGTCCGGCAGTCGGCGGGGAGGGCGTAGACGTAGCCCCAGTCGGTCCGGGTGACGCCCTCGAGGAGCGCCAGCGCGGCCCGGCGAGTGGAGAAGAACCAGCGGAAGTCCTCGAGGAGCTCGTCGCGGCGCTGGGGGTAGAAGGTCCGGCCGAAGCCGGCCTCCGCGCCGGCCGCGGTGGCGAGGTCGCCCGCGAGCAGCTTGGTGGCGCCCGCCGCGGCGAGGGCCAGGTTGACGATCTCGATCTCGGTCTTCACGGTGAGGCCCTCCGCGGTGGGGGAGCAGCTCGAGGCCCAGGCCGGGCGCCTCGAGCTGCCGGTGTCGGGCTAGACGTCCTGGTCGGCCGCGCGCTTCCGGCGGCCGCCGCGCCCCTTCTTCTCGGGGTCGGCGGCGTCGGAGGCGTCGGAGGCCTCCTCCCCGTCCCCGCCCGGCTCCTCGCCGCCGGCGTCGCCCGCGGCGTCCTCGCTCACGACGCCGCGCGTCGGGCCGGCCTCGTCGCCCTCGGCCTTGGTGGGCGCCTCGCCGGCGTCGGCCGCGAGCTCCTCGAGGAGCCGCGCCTTCTCCTCGAGCTGCGCCTGGAGGTCGGCGAGCTCCTGCCGGGCCGAGTCGACGGCGTTGAGCTTCTCCTGGTCCTTCTCGCGCACGCCGGGCTTGAGCTCGATCCAGGCGTGGGGGTGGCGCTTGCCGACCATGACCTCGCCGGTCTTGAGGTTCTTCTTCCAGGGGACGATCTTGCCGGCCTTGTCGCGGCTCCAGCCGGGCGGGATCTCGTCCGCGGGGAGGCGGACCTTCTCGCCGGGGCCGTAGAGGGTGCCCTGCCGGTAGTAGGGCTGCCCGATGGGGTGGCCGGGGATGCGGTACTCGATGAGCTTTGGCATGTGGTGGTCTCGGGAGCAGCGGGGCCGCCGGACGGGCCGGCCCCGCGCTGGTCAGGGTGAGCGACTAGACGAACACGCCCGGCGCCGTGGCGACGTCCATGCAGAGCCCGGCGGTGAGCGCGCCGGCGGTGCCGTCGTTGGTGGCGATGGTGATGATGAGGCCGAGGTAGCGCCTCGTGCAGCCGGCCGCGAGGCACCGGAAGCCGCGGAAGCGGTAGCCGGCCACCAGGTCCGCCTTGGCGATGGCGCCCGAGTCCGCGAGGATGATCGGGTTGCCGGTCAGGTCCGCGGCGTCGGCGTTGACGAGCTGGATCTTGACGGTGGAGGCGCCGGCCGCGGCCAGGTAGGTGGTCACGATCTGCACCAGGACGTCGACCTCGGAGCCCCGGCCCGGGTCGAAGACCGGAGTGCCGAGGGGACCGGCGGGGAGGGCGGTGCCGCCCCACAGGTCGATGACGTTGGTCGAGTTGAAGGCCCCGGCCGCGTGGACGAGGGTCTGCGCGTCGGAGAAGAGGAGCTGCTTGTCGAGCATCATGTGCGTTCTCCCTTTCGGTGGTGGGGGCCGCAAGCTCGAGGGCGCCGTTCAGGCCGGCCCCGCGCTCACACGGTCGCTAGGCGACCTGGGCCTCCGTGTTGGTGATCGCGTCGGTGACGCGGACCGGGGCGCCCATGACGCGGGTGACCGGCTTGCCCTCCACGTCCTCGATCGTGATGGTGGCGTTCTTGGTGGCGGTACGGGCCTGCTGGTGGAGGAACTCGGCCACCTTCCGGTTGCAGTACCAGGCGAGCCGGCCGACGTTCGGATCGAAGATCCGGTAGTAGGCCGAGATCATGGCCGGGACGAGGGTGTCGCCCGTGGCCGCCAGGTTGGTGGTGTCGATGTTGGCGACGCGCACGAGCTGCCGCGCGTCCTTGACCACCAGGCCGAAGTCCCAGCTCCAGTGGGTGACCCAGGCGCGGAACTTCTTGCCCGAGCCGTCGTCCCAGAGCTGCTTCCCCATGTCGTCGGGTGTGAGGCCGCCCTGGCTGCCCTTCGGGTAGATGCCGAAGACGCTCTCCGGGCCCCAGCAGATCAGCCAGATCGACGTGTTGTCGTTGGCGGCGTCGTCGGTGTCGACGCTGATGATCTGCCCGCCGTAGGGGTTGGTGGTGGCGTCGAGGCGGGGGGCGAGGCCGGTGAACTTCTCCGGCGCCGTCTTGGTCGAGTGGTAGAAGACGCCGGTGCTGATCTCGTTGTTCATGCTCTGCACGAACGCGAGGTCCTCCGACGCCCGGAAGGCGGCCTCGTTGCCGCCCAGCCGGGCCTGCTTGACGTCGACCGCGCTCATGCCCTCGAGCTGGCCGGCCGCCTCGTCGTACTGCCCCTTGCGGCTCTTCGAGATCGCGACGCCCTCGTTGTAGCGGCGCCACCCGACGGACGGCAGCCCGACGCGGGTGGTGACGCGGTGGCCGGTGGTGAGGTTGCCCTCCATGACCACCATGTCCTCGAGGACGGGGTTGCGCTTGGTGAGCGCCTCCACCACCTGAGCGACCGCGCCGTCGGGGTCGAGCCCCTTCATCTGGTCGAGCAGGGTGGGAAGGTCGGTGCCGATGGTCGCCATCTTCTTCTCTCCTTCGTGGTGTGGTTCCCGAGGACGCCCGCGCTCCGACTAGGTGTCGGTCTCTCCGCGCTCGGCGCGGAGCTGCTCGGCCATCTTCGGGTACATCTTGTCGGTGAACGTCTTGCCCGCCGGCGCGCCGCCGGCCCCGCGCCCGGTCCTAGCCACCGTGTCGTCCTCCTTGGTGGCCTCGTGGATCCGGTTGAGGAGCTTGATGAACGCCGGGTGCGAGCCCAGGCCCGTCCGCTCGAGCTCGGAGACGATGGGGTCGAAGTCGGTCCCCGAGAAGCGCTTGAGCGCCTCGAGGCCGTTGTGGAGGATCCCCTCCAGCTTCGCGCCGCCGATCTCCTTGTCCGCGCGGGCCTGCGTCTCCAGCCCTGCGACGTGCTCCTCGTGCGCCGTGACGAAGGCCTGGGTCACCTTCGCCTGCATCTTCGTCCCCAGGGCGACGACGTCCTGGAGCTGCTCCCCCTTGAGGTTGAGCTTCTTGCCGATGCCCTTGAGCTCGCCCAGGAGCTCCTCGTCGGCCTTCTGCCCCTCGGGGAGCTCGGGCGTCCAGGCGTCGAGGTCGTCCGCCCCGGCCCCCTTGTCGCCGTCCTTCCCCTTCTCGCCGGCGCCGTCCGCCGGCTTCTCGCCGCCCTTCCCGCCGAGGAGGGTCTTCTTGGGCGGCGGGTCCGCCTTGCCGCCCTTCTTCCCCTTCTCGGCCTTGGCCTTGGCGGCCGCGTCGGCCTTGGCCTTCGCGTCCGCCTCGACCTTCGCCGCTGCGGCGGCCTTCTCGCTCGCCGCCTTCTCGGCCGCGGCCTTCGCCGCGGCGTCGTCCGCTCCGCCGGCGCCACCTTCGCCCTCGCCGCCCTCGCCTTCGCCGCCGCCATCACCGGCCCCGGCGGCGTCGTCCGCCTCGGGGGCCATGAGGAACCTCTGTCCGTTCAGCCAGTGCCAGATCACGGGTCTTCTCCTTCGTCCGGGGGATCCCCCGCCTCGTCGCGGAGGTGCTTCACTTCGTCGCGGCCGGCCGCCTGCTCCTCGAGCATCTGGAGGAAGAGGCCGAAGTCCTCGGCCTTCATCCGGTCGACCAGACCCTTGGCGACGGCCCGCTTCGCCGCCAGGCCGTAGAGCTCCTGGCCGCTCGAGGGCAGGAGGGCCTCGTCGAGGCCCAGGCCGCGGGCGGGGTGGTAGAGCAGGTCGAAGAGCAGCCGTCGGCCGCGCGGGTTGCTCATGGCCCAGCGCAGGTCCGCCGCGCGGGTGGCCGCGCGCTCCGCCGCGAGCTCGCGCTCGAGGCGGGCCTGGTCCGGGGTGTTCGCCTTGGAGGGCTTGCTGCTCACCGGCCCCCCTTCGTGGAGTAGGTGACGCGCTCGGCCGGCGCGGCGTAGCGCTTCGCCACCTCGCGGCGCACCAGGGCGCGCTCCTCGCGGTTGAGCGGGGCGAGGCTGCTCACCCAGCACGTCTCGGGGTTCTCGCCGGCGACGATGGCGGCCCGGAGGTCGCCGACCGCCTTCGAGTAGAGCGGGATCCGCCGGCGGACGCGGGCGGCGTGGGCGCGGGCCTGGTTGGCGCGGCGCTCCGCCAGGAGCTCCTCAGGGGTCGGGATTCGAACGGGCGCGGTGTCGTTCATGGGATCTGGCCTGGAGGGGCGGGGAGGAGCTGGCTCGCAAGCGGCCCCATCGCCTGGAGCGCCGGCCCGAGCGCGTTGTCCGCGCTGGGGGCGGGGGTGGAGCCGAGGTCCTTGGCGGCCCCGGCGGCCTGGGCCATGGCGGCGCCGCTCTCCGCGGCCTGCTGCTGGCGGGCCTTCGTGGCCCGGAGCGCCTGGACCACCGGCATGGCCTTCACGATCTTCGGGTTGATCCCGAGCAGCCTGGCGGCCTCGGTGATGATGGTGTCGACGTCGACCAGGTCGACGGCGTTGGGGTCGATGCCCGCGCCCTGGGCCACGAACTCGAGGAAGGACCGGACGTTCGTGAGGCCGAGGGCCTTCTGGGCCGCGGCCGCGATCGAGACGTACTCGACGTCGAAGACCGCGATCTGGTGGCCGCGCTTCGCGAGGAGCTCGAAGACCTTCTGCGGCGGGGGCGGGATGGCGCCGGCGTCGAGCATGCCCTCGAAGAGCAGGTCGATGAGCGGCTCGAGGTACTCGCACTGGATCTGCTCGAGCACGGGCCCGAGCTGGAGCATGCGCTCCTCCTTCTTCGCCCGGACCTCCTCGGCCGTGTCGGGGGTGGCCCGCTCCCCGTTGAGCATCGCCAGCCAGAAGTCGACGAAGAAGAACTGTTGGACGCGCTCCTCGCGCCGCTGGATCGCCGCCTCGCACTTGTCCATCGCGTGGGCGATGGCGGCCGAGTCAGTGGTGGGCTCGATCTTGTCGGCCGCCGGGTTGCCGCTCGAGGGGCGCCAGGAGACGCCGCCGGGCGAGTGGTTGACCCCGCCCGTCTCCTGCATCGCCGCCGGCGCGCTGGTGGGGGGCTGGGTGAGCAGGGCGAGCAGGAGAGCGTGGCGATACTCGAGCTTCTGGACCTGCCGGTTGGCCGGCGCGGCGTCCATGCCCGGGCTCCGCCCATAGACGTCCTGGCCGTCGACCGTCCACCGCGGGGTGAGCGCGGGGAAGCGGTTGTGCCCGGAGCGGCGCAGGATGCCTGCCTTGCGGTCCTCTGCGTTGGCGCTCTCCATCCAGCACGAGCTCCAGCGCTTGCCGCGGGCGTCCGCCTTCGAGGGGTCGTGGTCGCGGTTGGGCTCGATCACGTGCAGGACCGGCCACTTGGTGTCGAGCTTGTCGTCCTCGTAGGCGAGCTGCACCTTGCGGGAGCAGGCGTCGAAGCCGAACTCCTCGACGAGCTGCGCCGTGGTGAGCATGAACTCCCGGTAGACCGTGTCGATGGTCCCGCGGAAGGAGCTCGCCAGGTAGAACTCGCCGATCTGGAGCGGGTAGAAGCGGAGGATGGTCTCGCGGTCCTTGAGGACCAGGGTCGCGTGGGTGCCGAAGGTGGCGAGGTCCGGGTAGGCCGAGCCGGCCGTCACGAGGTAGAAGTTGGTCCTCGCGAGCTGCGCCAGCATGCGCTGCGTCACGTCGTGGCAGTAGGTCTTGGCCTCCTCGAGCTCCATCACCTCCTGGTCGGCGAAGGCGAGGCGCATCCAGGGCCGGCTCGGCGAGGTGACGCCGGACATGAGGCCAGCGGCCAGCGTCCGGATCGCGTACTGGGCGATGGGGTTGAGGATCTTCTCGTTCTTCTTGGTCCCCCGGTTGGCGTCGGTGAGGTTGGCCCGGAAGCGGCGGGGCTGCATCCCGTCGGCGAGCTCCCGCCAGTGGGAGTCCCAGGTCGAGCGCTCGCTCTTGAGGCTGGCGAGGCGCTTGAGGTAGCGCTGGCGCTCCGTCACCTCCGGCTTGCGCTTCCTGGTCTCGACGGTGGCGGTGGCGGGCATGGGCCTCAGGCCTCGGACTCGTCGGCGAGCTTCGTCACGGCCACGATCACGGTGCAGGTGGAGCCGTAGGGGTACTCGGCCGCCTCCTTCGTGGGGACGTTGAGGCAGAGCCGGCCGGCCTTGCCGTCGAGCTCCACCTCGACGCGCGCCTTGCCGGTCGGCGTGTCGCCCGCCATGACCGGGTACATCGGGTCCCAGCTCGACTCGACCCTGACCACCTTGCCCTTGAGCTCCATCGGTTCTCCCTTCACTGGCCGAGCAGCGTCTTGCCGCCCACCGTCGGGACCGCGCCCGTGGCGCCGACCGTCGAGGTGAGCAGCGTCTTCCGGCGCCCCTTGGCCCGGAGCTCCTGGTCCCGCTGGTTCATCCGGGCCGAGCGGACCGCCGTGTCGAACGGGTCGGGCGGCGGCGGGGGCGGCGGCGGTGCGGAAGGCGCGGAGGGTCCACCCATGGTCGTGCTCCTCAGGCGAGGGGGTCGAAGTGCTGCACCGAGCGGGCGGAGACGCCCTCGAGCTCCTCGGGGAGGCCGAGGCCGCTCTTCGCGTGCAGGTCCGGGACGGCGAAGGTCATGGCGAGCGAGTCGCCGTGGTCCGGGGAGGGCAGGCCGCGCGCCTTCATGTCGTCCTTGCTCTCGAGCCAGAGCCGGAATTGCTTGGAGTTGCCCCGCTTCATCCCGATCTTGGGGGCGAGCAGGTCCGACTGGAGGACCGCCACGTTGGGCAGGACGAGCCGCTGCTTGATGCGCTGCGCCGCGGTGGCCCAGACGTAGGTGCGGAGGTTGCCGTAGCGGGCGTCCGGCGACTCCTGGCCGCCGCGGAACTCGAGCACCACCATGCGGCCGCGCACCAGCTTCCGGATCTGGTTGTAGACCGCGTGGCCGTAGCCGTCGCCGTCGACCACCAGGAGCTCGAGCTGGTGCTTGAGCGCGAGGATGGTGGCCTGCTGGGCGAGCTCCTCCTCGTCGAGGCCGCGCCACATTTTCGGCCGGAAGACCACGTCCCCCTGCCGGATGGTGAGCACCGAGGGGTCGCCCTGGAGAGACCAGGCCACGTCGAGCGCGCCGACCTTCGGCTCGTGGACGTACCGCGCCGGCGCGAGGTCGCGCTGGATGGCGGTGAGCAGGTGGTCCGGGCCGAGCAGCTTGTCCGACGCCACCTTCGGGAAGAGCCCGAGGATGTTCGTCATGACCCAGGGGTCGTCCCGCCCGTGGAGGGCGATGGCCTCACGCGCCTCGTGGATGCTGATGCGGGGCGAGCGCTTCGGGTCGTCCGGGTCGCCGGTGATCGAGACGGTCAGGCCGCGCGGCGGGCTCCACTTCTTCACGTCGACGGTGCAGATCCGCCAGAGGGGGCCGTCCTGCCGGGTCGGGTTGCCGGCCACCAGGAGCTTCGCCTCCTGCCCCTCGGTGGTGAAGATGCCCTCGGAGGCCGCGAGCACGCCGTCAGGGTAGTCGCTCACCTCGTCGTGGACGATCATCACGTGGTCGCCGTGGAGGCCGGCCATGGTGTTCGCCTGCTGCTCGGGGTCGGAGTCGCGCGCCCAGCCTCGAGCGGAGCACCACCAGGTGGCCGGCGCGTCGCGGCAGGCGATGCGCTCGGCGGAGAAGGTGAAGGTCCGCTGGAGGTAGGGGCTCCGCGCGTACCACTTGGCGAGCTCCTTCCAGAGGCCGTCCCGGAGGTTCTCGCGGGTGATCGAGGTCACGACGATGTTGGCGTGCGGCCGGGTGCAGAGGAACCACCAGATCACCCAGGCCAGGACACAGGACTTGCCCGGGCCCTTGCAGGCCTTCATCGCCACGCGGAGGGCGACCGAGATCGCCGAGAGCACGTCCTCCTGCCAGGCGTCGACGCCGGAGGGGCTCTCCTTCGTGGGCTTCGGGCGGAACTGGGCCAGCACGAAGGCGAGCGGGTCGTCCCACCAGGTGGCGAGCAGCTCGGCCGCCTCCTCGGGCGCTACCTGGTCGAGCACGCCCTCGGACACCAGGAGCTCGAGGTCCTCGACGGAGACCTGGTCGTCGGGGGTCGAGAGGGCGGTGGCGAGGTCGAGCGCCTCCTGGGGGTCCAGGCGGAAGGCGCCGGCCGGGCGCTGGAAGCCGGTGGCGATGGCGCTCACGCGCGCACCCCGCGTGCCAGGGTTGCTACGACGAGCGCCCAGTCGAGCGCCAGGACCTCGTCCCGGAAGGCGTCGGTGGGCCCGCGGTAGCAGTCGCCGCCCACCCGGAAGCAGCGCTCCGGCGCGTCGGGGTCCTCCTCGATCTGGTAGGACGCGCCCACCCAGAAGCGGCCGAGCTCCCGGAGCGCCAGGTTGAGCCCCTCGCCGACGGAGCAAGGCCGCTCGCCGGCCACCTCGGACGGCAGGGCCGACGGCGCCAGCGAAGCAGGGGCGGCCATGCTCCCGGTCACGGCCGCCCGCCTCGAGCCGACGCCGCCGGCTTCCCGCCAACCCCGGGGCCCGCGCGCCCCGCTGGATCTGCCCTGCGCCGCTCCCGGATCTTCGCGGCGAGGATGAGGAGCTGCTCGTGGGAGAACTTCCCGGTCACCTCGAGCTTGTCCTTGAGCCGCCCGAGCACCTTGTTGGCGCCCATGATGGCCTCGACCTTCGGGGCCAGCTTCACCTCGACCGTGCCGAGCTGGACCTCGAGGACCTCGCGCTCGGTCCCGTCCGGCGCGGTGGTGTCGACCATGAGCCGGGCGGCCTCCGCCCTGGCCTCCTTGCCGACGAGGACCTTGGCGATCCGGACCTTGACGCTCTGGACCGCCCGGCGGGTGTCCTCGGGGATGGCCCGGAGCGAGGAGTAGATCCGGAAGGTGGCCGGGTCCTCCACCTCGCCGATATCGGAGTAGGCGCAGCGGGCGAGCTCCTCGTCGAGCCGCTCCGCGGCGAGCTCGAGGCGCTTCACCTGCTTGGCGAGCTTGGGCTCGAGGAAGCGCTTGATGGCCGGCTTCTGGAGGTTCTCGTGGGCCTGCTGGGCGGCGGCCTTCGGCGAGTAGCCGGCCTCCCGCGCCGCGGCCGCGCCGTCGCCACCGTTCGCGAGGAGGGCGAGGCAGAAGAGGCGCTGGCGCCGGGTGAGCCCGTCGTCGTCGACCTGCTCGCGCTTCGCCACGCTGCCCCCTCCTGGTCCACCTGTCGGGTAGGTGAGGCGCCCCAGGCCGGTCCTGGGGCGCCCCGACGGGTGGAGGGCCGTCCGCTGCAAGGCCCATTGAGGGGCCGGACGGACCTTCCGTCCAGCGTGTGACGTCACATGCCATGCCACCCACGGGCGGGTGGCCGGCGGCCAGCCGGCCTACCCTGGAGACGGGATCCCGCGCGCCGCGGCATGCAGCCGGACCAGTCCCGGCGCCTCCCGCGTGAGGACCTGATGGCAGTGGGGCGCGTCCGCGCAGAGCGGAGCGTCGCGCTCGTCCCGTGTTCTCGCGGGGTTGAGCGCATCCGGGCAGGCCACCACGCTCTGGCCCGCCGGGTCCGCGGGGCAGGGCAGGGCCTCAGGCGGCCTGAGGTCGTCAGGTTGCCCAGCCTGGAGCTGCTCGACCATCGCCTGGAGCTCCTCGAGCCGCTGCACGGTGGCGCCCGCTGATTGCGAGAGCCGGACCCTAGCCTGCTCACAGGTGGCGAGGGCCTCCGACCGGACCGCCAGGGCGGCGCCGAGGTGCTCCACGTGGCGCTCGAGCCGCTTCCGGTCGGCCAGGAGCACGGCGATCTCCCGGTCCAGGGCGTCCATCCGGGGGGCGACGAGAGCGGCGAGCCGGGTGGCGACCATGGCGGCGCCGGGGGTGAGCTCCTTGAGGGGACCGAGCAGGAGCAGCTCGAGCTCCACCGAGCGGGCCTCGGAGGGCCGGACCGCCAGCCGGTCCAGGGTGAGCCTCACCTCGGGCGGGCCGAGCCGCTCCGGGTCGCTCGACCACGCGAAGAGGGCGTCGCCAGCCTGCATGATGGGCTCCCGCTCGGCGAAGGGGCGCCGGGCATGGCGGAGGCGGTGGGAGACGACGTAGAGGAGCCGCGCGGCGTCGCTGAGACCTCCCTCGCGCCCGCGCAGCCAGGAGCGCCGGTTCAGCGGCGCGAGGGCGAGGAAGATGAAGGTGCTACCGGCGAAAAGTCCAAGGATAAACCACCACATGCGTCCCTCCGGGATCGGGCCATGGGTAGGTCGGCGAGCGCTTGGCCCGGGGCGCGCGCCGCGAAATTGCGCCGATCGACAATTCAGGGCCACCACCAGCGGTCGCCCCGCTCCAGCCAGGTCTCGACGATCTCCTGCTCGGAGGTGGGCGGGGTGCGGAAGAGCTCCGCGGCGAGCCGGGGAGGCAGGTGCAGCTCGAAGCGGCCGGCGTCGCCGGCGGCCGCGAGATCGCGCAGCGCCTCCCGCTCGCCCGGCCGCCAGGCCACGTCCAGGCTCAAGATCGCCTCGAGGGTGCCGGGCGTCACGAGTCCCACCCGTCCGCGAGGACCTTGAGCCGCTCCAGGCCACGGGTCTCGAGCTGGCGGACCCGCTCCCGGGTCACGCCGAGCAGCTCGCCCACCTCCTCGAGGGTGACGCCCCCCCGGTCCGCCACGTCCAGGGCGCAGGTTTCGGCGAGGTCCTCGAGCTCCAGGCCGGGGTGGTTGACCTGGAGGCCGCCCGCCGGCGTCACCCCGAGGTACAGGTGGAAGCGGCAGCCCACGAAGGGGCAGGGGCGGGGCGCGTCCGCGCACTGGCTCCGGCAGGTCGGCCGGGCGAGCTGCGCCCGGGCGATGGCGGAGCGCATGCCGGGCCGCGCCCGCTCCCGGCGGGCCGCCCGGGCCACCTGCCGGAAGGTCAGGACCGCGATCTTCCGATGGCCGTAGCCGCCGCCTCGAGCCGACACCTCGAGGAGCGGGCCGTCCGCTAGGTCGTCGAGGGCATGCCGGAGCTCGGCGGTCTGGGCCCGGTGGCGCGCCGGGTCGACCCCGGCCTGGCAGTAGCCGCAGCGGCGGTCCGGGTCCTCGTTGTCGCTCCGCAGCGTCCGGCCGCACTTCGAGCAGGTCCGCGCCCCATCCGGCGCGCTCACCCCTCTCCCCCTTCCGGGTCTGACACGGCCTTGGCCCGCTCGACCAGGTCCTCGAGCTGCTCCTGCGGCACCACCTCGGGCCGGCCGGGGGGCGGCGGGATGAGGATGCCCGCCCGTCCGAAGGTCGTGAGATCCATCGCGGCGGCCTCGATCGCGCGGGCCAGGACGTCCTCCGAGGGCAGGTCGGCGAGCTCGTCGATGACCACCATCGGCTCGAGCTTGGGGCGGGGTGGGTCCTGAACCACCAGGACCCGGTGCCCGTTCCGCTCGAGGACGCGCCGCGCCGCGGCGAGGGGCGGGTCCAGGAAGGGCGCGGTGGCCCGGTCCCAGGCCGCCGCCCGCGCCCGCTCGAGGTCGGCCTGGAGGCTGTCGCGCGTCGCCTGGAGGGCGAGGACCTGGTCCTGCACCTCGCCGAGCACCCCTCGGAGCTGCTCCGCCTCCCGGAGCGCCTCCGCCACCTGCGCCTCCGCCGCGGCGAGCCGGGCCCGGAGGCCGGCGTTCTCCTCGTCGAGCCGCCGCCGCTCGAGCTCCGCCTGGTGGGCGTACATGATCCCGTCCACCGCCTCCGCCAGCCAGTCGAGGTGGGCGTCCCGGCCGTTGAAGGTCTCGAGGCGCCGGCCGTAGCGCTTGACCCCGAGGTTCACGCGGGCCCGGAGGAGGGCCAGCGCCACCGCGGCCGCGCCGGGCGCGAGGACCCCCTGGCCTTCGAGCTGGGGGAGGAGCCGCTCCAGGTCGGCAAGCACGTCCTCCCGGCCGGCCCCGGGGAGCGGCTGGTCGCCCTCGTCGCGGGGCTGGCGGAGCGGGGTCACGTTGCTGGAGGTCTGGTCGTCCACGATGGCCTCCCTACGAGAGCAGGACAATCCCGCCCTGGTGGTTGGCGAACTCGCGCAGGATTGCCTGGAGCTCCTGCTTCGACCTCGCGGTTTGGGCGTTGGAGGCGAACGCCACCGGCGTCTCCTTGCCGCGGCCGTCGAAGTAGAACAGGACCGCGAAGCCCACCCCTTCGGGGCACGAGGCCTTGATCTGCTCGGCGATGTTCCTCGCCTGCCAGGACAGCTCCTCCTCGGTGACGCGCCGCTTCTCACCAGCCATGTGTCGCTCCCTTCGTTGATCGGATCCGTCGTGAGCATCGAGCAGAAGAAGCAGGCTTCCCATGGGTGATCGTATCAGTAGGGATCTGCTCTTCCGGTGTGGATTACTTTTGCCTACCTCACTCAAGCGCAGGGCTTTGCTACT